TCAGAGATGAGATAGTAGCTTTAACAGTGCGGATCCTCTTTGGAGACCATCCCCACTCATTTAATGCATGTGCTTGGAATTTAGAGAGTTCACGTTTCTTTAAGTCTACAAAGAATTTGTTCTTGTTGTAATCAAGATTCCAAACCCAGAATATATGTAAGTTCCTGCTGTACTGATAGATTGTACTCTTAGACCTGCCGATAGAAGACAGGTATTCGAGAAAATCCTTTTCCAGTTCCATATTGTCAGGATTTACTAATTTCAATTTTTCATCGGAAGTAATATGGTTATATACCGTACTTCTTCCTTCACCTTTCCTTTGCGTCATAAACACCTCTACTTAAAATAACGCCCAAAAGTTTGCTCCAAGTCTCTTTCCATATGTGTAAGAGAGCGTTCCCAAAATCCGCTTTTACCTTTAATGCGTGCTGTACCTGCTTCGGCTGCGGTCATAACTTGCAACGGCGAAAAGTAACTCGCAAATCCTCTCGAAGTGAATTTCTCGTTTGGCACATGATAACTGCCAAGTTGAAGATACGCCTCGAAACTCACGCTTGTTCCGCCAGAAGAGATACCAGTTGTCCTTGGCGAACTACCAAGTTGACCTGTTCTTTCGTACAATGACGGATTACCTTGCGAGTAGAACGCTTGCGTTTCTTTGAGCATGTCTGCTTTGATTTTTGTTTGTGTTGCTTGCATTGCTTTCTGCATTTCCTGAACAATCATTTGTTCAAGTTCGGCAGAACTATTTGCGATAGGCATATATCACCTCTCACTTTTGAACAGGAAGTTCGATAACTTTCGCGTCTTCCGTGTTTTGCTTAAATCTTTCAGAATTAGCGTAAGCATCGGCGATTGATTCGGCAGAAAGTTTGCCTTCCTTAATATCATTCATAGCTTGGGCAATTGTCTGTATATTCTCTTCTGTAAATGTGCCACTAAGCATATCCGCAATATTGGTCATGCCGTTGATAATCCGCTGTACCAGAAGACCGCCGTTCTCAACTCTTGATTCGACAATTTTCATTGCATGGCAGTATGCATTGCTAAATCCAAAATATTCATCATGTTGACAAAACAGTGCATCTTCGAATGCTGTAAGGAAATCTGCATTGTTGGAAATATTTTCAAGTTTTTCAAAATCTGTATCTCCATCAGTATCAATATTTTCAGGAGTAATTTCATCGCCATCTTCTGCGATTGCACAATTTTTGAAATAAAGATACATAGTATGGATCTCACCTATATGCGGAAGATACTCGCCTGTTTCGGAGTTGAAATATCCTTCCACAATCTCGTCAACCAGTCTTATATAATCTGCCAGCTTTAACTTATTATTGAACTTCATTTGTCTTCCCCCGTTCGGATTTCTATTGCAGTCTTATTTAAGAAATCCTCAACTTCGTATTTGCTATTTGTTTTCATGAGATGTTGGCTTATCACAATATATGGAATATCATTAGATTCTAAATCCGCAATTGTAAAACTCTTCTTTGTTATCAAATCTTGCAGTTTTAGGAAATCATCTATTTGCAGGAAAATCGTTTTCGAAATTTCTCTGAACTCGATAATAAATCCACATACACAATTGCCAACATCATCGATTTTTTTTAATCCATCTATCTGATAAAAGTGAATGTCACCTGACTCTTCTTTAGACCGCTCAAATGATATTGACCTACCCTTTACCGTCTTTAGCTCTAATGCGTATAACGTATACGTCTTCGGATTCCAAAACAGAAAATCATATGGGTTCTTTCTTGTGAATCTAAGGTTTGACGCATGAGAAAACGACTGTGCTGGATCCGGTATCCTTATTACGCCAACATAATCAGGCACGCATTTCACGAAGTTTCTTTCAAATACTTTCCCTATATTCAAGTCGGTTTACTCTCCATCCACTTTTTGTAGATATAAATTGTTTCTGATTTTAGGAACCAGAATGTGATTCTACCATCGTATCCCTCTCTTTCCCAAACAAACCTCGGCTGGCATCCATTCTTAATATAAAAGATTGTCTGTTTAAGGTTGTCAATTGGGACGAGATTTTCTCGCCCGTAACATGCCACTGCTTCTTCTAATGATCCAAAATTAATTCTTGTCTTCATAAGTCTCTCCAAAAAAATAAGGGGTAATACGATACGGATTGTAAAGTATTACCCCTCAGTTATTTAACTCTATACAATCCACATTCTTTGTTGGTTGTTTCTTCTGTTTTGTTTCCCATGGTCTCTTCTTCATCTTGACAACAGTCGCTTCTGTCACGATGGAGTATTTGCCATCTTCATATTCGACCTTTACAGTTTTCGCTTCTTTGCCGATTGCCGGGAATTGGATTTCTGTATCGCCAAATTTGACAACGGAAACTGACTCATTATTGAGAATGACTCGACATTCTTTAATCATGTTTATCTTCCTTTAAATTAAAAAAGTCCCCAAAGCATTTTTCTGGGGATTCGGATTTGACTCTATTAAATTCTTCTTGTGTAACAAATGAGAAATTATGATCCTTGTATGTGATGTTTCTTCCAATGCAAACCTTGAGGCGTTTTGCGGAACCTTCTGTGGCGTTGCTAAACATGCACTCACAAGCTACGAAAGCGCTTCCGTAGTAATTGCCGTTTTCGTGGCAGTAGACCGGTTTAGAATTATACGCTGGCTTATTAAGTAATTGTTTACGATTACTATATTTAATCCATCCATTCTGTTTTCCAAGTCTCTGATATCGAAAAATTGTCTTTTTTGAAAATTTAAAATGCGCAGCAACATCATCTATTGCCATTGAAGGATTTTCATTTAAGAAATTACACACAGCTTTTACGATGTTTGATGAAGCGAATACGCTACACTGTTCCCAATCTATATCATCTTGGTTTACATCTAATAACTCCAACAAACCTGATTTACATATATTTTTCTTAATGTATTCCTTGCTTGATTCTCGACAGTCAATAACAAAATAATGACCTATTCCATTATTTAAGGCTAAATCTCGTTTGAGTTTATCGTTTTCTTTTTCCTGTTCTAAACTTCTGGAATGATGTATTGGTCTATCATAATGTTGATTACCATGCTGTTCAGTTATTATCTTTAAGCCATTATATTCTATATAATCATCATAGATTCTATTTTTAGACCAATCAAAAATTTTCTCTGGTGTAAAATTAACTCCAATTTGTTCAAGTAAAAAATACATGAATTTATTTGGATAACTCCATCCATCGCTACAAGCGCACGCTACTCCGTGATTGGCATTTACAAGACCTATACTTTTTTCGTAAACCCTTCCGCAATCCAAGCATTTGAATTTCGTCTTGACTTTACTATACTTGTGATATATAAAGGCGTCATTTGGATTTACAAAATAAGGAATCATCCAAGGTGCGGTCGTTGAAATGTCATTTACACCTTTTACAGTTTTTCTTGATGATACATGGCAAGCATTACACCCACAATTTTGAAAGTGCAAAGAATATTCAATCACCGAATCTTCATTACCACATTTCAAGCATCTGTATTTATACCATTTTTCATTTAAATAATATGCTTTGCCATTTTTCTTCTTTTCTTTCTTTACACAATATCTATCAATTATTTCCAACTCTCTTGAAGAATCTTTAATTACATCTCCAATGTTGTATTTAAACTTAATAGAACTCAATTTTCTCTCCGATATAGAAAATGGGTAGGGATAAACACCCCTACCCAAATTCAGACTCAATATTAAATTATCATTACATTCGGCTTATTAGATAGCCTCGGACTCATCCTCAACAAAGTCAAGAACGTTTCCGTCTTTGTCTTCCATCAGATCAACCATTGTGTTCGAGAATATTCGCTACATATTCCCAGCGGACTAACCGCTTCTCTATCTTTCGATAGAAGTGCAGACTATATCTTCATCCATATGGATGCCCACCACAGGCTACCGCTTGGTAGCACTTAGTCGTTGAACTTTACCCTGTTCGGGTCTTAGCTGCTGATTAGCCATTATTACAGCACTTAGGGTTTAACCGTATGCTATCTGTATATTTTCTTTCTACTTTCGTGGCCTTCACGCTTGCGTTTGTTTCATCGCTACGTTGTGGTATATACAGCTTTAGGCTTTTCCAGCAATTCAATGGGTATTTTTTCATGCACATCTCTGTACACGCACACTATTCTTGATTAATGTGAGAGTCATAGTAGCAGGATCGCCTTCGGAACTAAAGGACAGTTCGAAGTCACGTTGCACAGACGCCTTGTAAGCAGTCATGATGAAAGGTGTCAGGACGCCGACTTCATCCTTATCCAGAGTGGACATGGTGATGAAGTAGTCGTTAGGAATCTTCTTGTTGTTGAAGGAGACTTTCTTGACTCCGGTATCCTTCACAACGATATAGCCGACTTCGTACTCGGTATCGGCAACAATATCGCCTGCTGTGGTTGCAGTGAAAGTGCCATCGGCATAAGTTCCCTTAATAGGAGTGTCGCCGTACTCGCCAGTCTTGAAGACGAAGACGGAACCAGCTTTTGCACCATCAATTGCGAGAGAGCCACCAGTAGTAGCTTTGACGGTTTTCTTTGTGGCGTAAGCCGCCTCTGTTTCAACAACGCCATCGGAAAGGAGAGCATAGAACTTGAAGGGAACCACTTGCGCCTCGATAGTCATTGTTCCTTCGATGGGGTTCTGGAAAGCAATCGCTCTTGTACCTTTCTTCATAGCGTAAACAGCATCACCAGTCAGACCAGCAGTAGTTGTATTCGCAGTGTCGAAGAAAAGGAAAGGAGCCATAGTCTTCAGAATTCTAATGTCAACATCGCACACTTGGCGATTAGCTTTATTAAGAGCGGGCATTTAAATTTCCTCCTTAATAACAAAAGACTCGCCTATGCGAGTCTCACTTATTGTTTGTCGTAATTATTTTTATACCAAAGCGTGTGGTCATAAGTATTTTTCTCATCACCCCAAACCGCCACTCTGACACTATTCAAATAATGAATGTCGTCATTTTGCGTCTTACTGAATTGATCGTAAAGTTGGAATAGCGTGGCATCCCAGATATTTATGATATTTAATCCAGCAGACTTTGCGGCAGTGGAAGAGATAACGTTCGGAACAGAAGCATCTATCGTTGCCTGCTTCTCTTTCTTTTTTGTTTCCTCTTCTTTCGCTTTCAGCATCTTTTCATATAACTTCTTAGCTTTAGCATTTTTAAATACGGGCTTTTGCTCATCGAGTGGGTCGTCACTTTTGATACAACAAACCTGTCTTAAAATATCGAGAACATCATAGATGTTTGAGTAATTGATTACACCGACAATATTATCTTCTGTAAATTCAATCTCATCGTCCGGGGTGTCGTAATCATCCGTGTTAATGGTATAATATACATTATCCCTAAAAACGACTCGCTCGATAAAGAAGAAATTGAATATTTCCAGAAAGCATTCACGTAAATCATCATACAATAGAATTAGGTCGTATAATGTTGTATGGATTTTTTGTTCGTCAGGGATAGACTCCCAATATGCTTTGTCGGTTTCGTCAGCTAAGTTGTTGTAGTAGTTATTTGGCGTAAGTAATAGATACGCCTCATACACCCTGAACCGTGGAAATGAGAATTCACCAATCTCACGGAGAGTGTGTTTCTTTACCCTGCCAATCGACAGTTTAATAGGTGTCGGACATAATAATGTATAGTATTCTAACTTCATCTGAAATTAGGAACTGTGAATACAAGAATCCGACCGTAGAATTCGGTAGAGTTATATATGTCTATATTGTCCAACACCAACTCACCAATACCAAATTCTCTAAGAACCGTTGGATTGAGAATAGCGCCCTCAATCATCTCGGCAAGAATATCTGTTCTGTTACCCCAGAAATCCTCTTTACTGTAGTTCTCTAAAATATCACGGTGGCAAATCGCATACATGATTACCTTGATGTCTTTAATCTGAGATCGCAGTTCGGGCATAAATACATCATAGTAAATATATGTGTCTGTATCCTTTATCGTGTCATCTATAAATAGATGTGAAAAAATATGCTTTTTTGTTTCTTCGAGTTGTTGTCTCGAATTACCCGTAGTCCCTGTGAGAATTTCCTGTATGTTTTCATCTTTTAACAGGGCATTATTGATACGGGTCTTAAATTTTCCCAACTCGATAGTCGTCTTCTTTCTACCCATTTCTCAATATCCCTCACAGCATCGAGCATCAAACTAAGCCGATAATCGTTACTTTTACTTTAGTGTCTTCATAACCTTGCAAAAATAACTCAAACGATTTATTAAGTAGGTCATAATTATCGACAGATATACAGATAGTGTTATTTATATTATCGACTTGCAATTTATCTGCGAAGTCGCATTCAATTTTCCATTCGGGTTCAATATCAATTATCTGACCATCTTGCGTGAATACAGCGGTGAACTCAGTAGCGCCAAGTCCAATATACAGCTTATCTGAATCCGAAATGATTTTTGCGGTTATTTCACCCGTGGATTCTTCCTGTTCATCATCGGACTCTGTATTGGTGTTGACTATTTCGCTTGAACACAACCAGTATCCAGAATCGCCTATTCTGTAATAACCATCACCGTTATGCTGTTCACTCTGCGTTGCCAGAATTTCGTAATGTCCGCTGTCTATATAATTGTAAAGTACGCTGTCATTTCTTGTGCATTCGTATGTAATCAACGAGAACGAAGTATCAACTTTCGTATCCTCTGGGATGTCTTGCTCATAGTATTCTGTGCGCTTATCAATGATGAACCGCACGCCTTCATCAAGCATGATACATTCTTTATCATAAGGCATACATATCAGTAATTGGTCTGTTCTTAAAGTGTAATTTCTTTCTTCTCTCTGACCATTGTTGTACTGCGAAGCAGATTGTATATTTGACCATCTCTGGACTACTTCGCCATTGACATTAAGCCATGTCATTTGCCAGTTGCAGAGAACAATGACAGCTTTTTCATACATCCCATTATCGTCAACCAGACCTTCTATGAGCCAATATCTATTCTTATACTTTACTAAATAGCCAGCTTTGCAAGTACCAATAGGGACAAGTAAGTGTCTCCTAAATGCATTCAGTTTAGTATCTTGTGTCCTTCTCAGGATAACCGCACGCATTGGCACGCATTCAGATAAATCAGGATTACAATATTCAACATCAATTGCAATATCGGTTTCTAACGCTTCTTCAAAACCTTCGGTTGCAAAATCATTTAGCGCGTCATTTTCAAAACCGCTAAGTTGGGAATGCGGTGATTTTAGTAAATACCATTCTTCTGCCATGATAAATCACCACCTTACACATATGCTGTTGGTTTTTGATTCTGAACCATATATGATGCTTCTGCGTCATCATATTCAAGTTCGGCGCGAGCAGCAGTCTTGCTCCCGTTGTTTCCATCAATAGACAGGTCACGGCTCACAATAGATACTCGTTTATTCACTTTAGACACCTCTCGTTCTTGGTACATCTGCTTCATAAATTTTGCAAGAGTGTCAATTGTATATTGGCTGATTGCTGGCTCGAAAACCATATCGTCTTCATTGAACTCGATTGGGTCTAATTCAATGGAATACCTTGCAACAGCCTTTTTCAGCCAGACAAGTTTAAGCCCCTCTGGAATCACCTCTTTGTCTCGAAACGAACTTTCAAAGCTATCGAAAACATCTTGAACTGTCGTGTATTCCATGTTTCTCCTTAACGGTGGCGAGGATCCTCGTCCTGCCTAACCCTATCCAATTTATAACCCGTGTACTCTTCCGCAAAACGGATCTTGCTGTAATCGTTCAGACCAAGTTTAGCGATAGATGCCATGAATGCGTACTTTTCTGCGCGTGTGCGGATCTTGTCTCTTACCTGAGACTCGAACTCGCCCTGATTGGCAATGCCGAAAAGTTTAGACACAACGTCATCACTGAATGTATCAGCGTACTCGAAGCCAAGTTCTCTAAGAACTCTCTTGTCCTCGATGATGATTGTGGCGTGAGAGCCAAAACCATCAATACCAGCAAACAGTTTGTTGCCGTTCTGAACCTGACTGATGACTTCGTTCACTGTCAGCCTGACACTTCCTCTTGGCGGAATGTTGACATCACCGATTCCCATAAGCCTTGCAAAGCCTACAATCCATCCAGCGATGTTTGTCACGGTTATTTGCTGTTCCAAATTCAACTGCGGTTCCTCTTCGGGAGTTGCAGTGATATTATCAACAATGATTTCCTCTGGCATTTCTGCCTTCTTATTCGTGGTTCTTGCCATTATTAATACCTCGTTTCAATTATTTTTCACGTTTTCAACTAAAGCTATGTTTCGTCTCGTTATAAGACTCTATAATCTTGTCAAGCCTGTCAGATTTGTGAAACACCCAATAACGGTTTCCGCTGACTTTGTTGATTTTTGACGCATAGCATTTTTCGTTAAAAGCACACAAATAATGGAAGAGTCTTAAACTATAACAATAGAAATTGTCGTTACGTTCCATATTTGTTCCTCATATAAAAGAGGGCTGCTGATTGCTCAACAGCCCCACGTAAGTGGCGGATAGTTATTCCGCAGACTTAATTATTCAAATCACAGAGAAGAGATGTTGCTGTCAAGGAACATACCGATCTTATATTCCTGTCCTTTGGCAATATCGACGCCTACTTCGAGATCCATACGCATTTCCACTTTTCCGTTCTTGACATTGTTGCCAGTGAAAGAAGTGAGACCGCCACGAGTGTAAGTAGCGATAGGAGACTTAGCGCCAGTAGGAACGATGAAGCCAAGACCAGCAGGAAGCATTGTCTCGAAGTCATCGCCAGTCGCATTCAGAGTGGTCTCATCGTAAGGGTTCTCGATCTCTGCCAGAACAGCGCCGTTGTACATGCCAAGCAGACCGTTCTGGGCGATCTCGTTCATCTGAGCCTCGGAAATGCCAGTGATAGTGTTGGAGTTGATAGAACCAACATAGCCAGCCCAAGGAGTGAACTGAGACAGAATAGCGTAGTCGCCGATAACGGTAGGACGACCAAATCTGCGGATCTTGGTCAGAACGCCATCAACACCAGCCTTGGTCAGACTGGCATTCTCGAAAGCATACTTAACGCCAGTAGCGTTGTGAATAGCCTCGTAGACTTTCAGAACGATAGCACGCATTGCTTTGTTGCGGATGTCAATGCGAACCTGCTCCATACCCTCGTTCTCTTTGGACATATCGCCAAGAGCGACCCTGCGATAATCAACCGCATATCCACCAGAAACGGTGAATGTAGGAACAGGGTAGGTCTCTTTAACGATTGCAGGGAATACAACGTCACCGCTTGCAGCCTGCTCACGAGACTTTTCACCAACATGCTTGTAAATCTCACGCTCAATGGTCTCATCGTAGCCAACTGCCTGATAAGAACCGAAGATACCGAGCAGTTTCATCTCCTGAAGAAGAGGAGTCTCGATGGCGAAACGTCTAAGGGTATTCAGTTCTGCAACAGCACCAAAGTCGCCGTTCTCAGCACGAGCGCCAAGCTCTTTAATATACTTAACAGCCTTGTCAGCACCCTTGATAGCACCAACCTCATTGCCCTTGACCATTGCAGAGAAAACTTCTGCAACTACAGAAGTAGCACGCATCTCTCTGTTCAGGTAATCAGAGTCTTTACGAAGGTTATTCAGTTCGTATGTAGTATTCATTAGGATATACCTCCATTATTCAATAATCATCAAGCGCCAATGATAATCACAGCCTTGACAGCAGCTTCGGTCAGAGTAACCTTATCTGTAACCTTAAAGCCGATTGCGCCTGCGTCCGGTGTCCCAGCTTCAAGTTTGCCATCATCACCAACTACCAGAGTAGAAACACCGGCAGTCAGACCGGAAATACCACCAGTAATATGCTTGCCATCAATGACAAGTTTCTTGTTAACCCATGCACTCAGGTCGTAGCCATTAAGGTACTCACCGGCAGGAATAACAACATCATCTTTGTAAGCGTCATCACCAACGATGGTGTTGCAGACCAGATATGTCACGCCATCATCTGTGATAAAGCTGTTATTTACGACATCATCTTCGGAAGTAAGAACGGGATTGATCTTTGCAACATCCAGCATTCCGATAGTCTCAACTTTAATCATTTTTATTTCCTCCTAACATTAGGTAATCAGAAAATGTCAACATCTTCCTCTGTCTCAGTCTTGGAGCAGACCTCAGAGAAAATATCTTCAACACCTTCATCTTCACGAATCTCAGAAGCCAACTTTGCTTCCTCTTCCTGACTCTTTCTGCCGATTCCAGCATAAATCTTGTCAACGACAGAATTAATTTCGCTTGTCAGTGGACTCTCGTTAAAAGCATCAATCTCAGCCTGTGCATAAGACTTCTGCTCATCGTTGAAATGTGCGATAGCCTTATTAAGCTCGCCAATCTTCTCATTCTTCTGAGCAGTTTCGAGTTCACCTTTCAGAGCATTCATCTCGCTTGTCATAGTCTCTTTCTCGTCAGCAAGAGCCTTATTAGCAGCTTCAAGAGCCTCAACCTTTTCCGTCAGCTCTGCGATACGCTCGTTAAGTTCGGATGTGAACTTATCGTTATCGGCTTTCATATTCATACAATCAGCAATACGTTCCTCATATTCAGCCTTAATCTTGCTGATTTCATCTGCATGAGAATTCATTTCAGCAACGACCTGAGAAACGATAGCTTTGATTTCATTCTCGCTCATCGTTTGTTCCTCCTTGTGGGAATCGTTGAGTTCCAATATTTTTGCTGTTGGGTCGGCAGGGCGGACTCCGAGAAGGGCATATCCGCTATATACGAACTCCATAGGAATACGACCAATATCCTTGTAGCCATATTTATAGACGATGCCATCGTTGTCTGCTGTTCTTAAAATTTCAATACTGCCGAACGGGGCATTGCCATCTTCAATATCTTTGTCGAGTTTTTCGGTAAAGTTGTGATAGCATAATCCATCTATCGTGCCTTCACCGATACATACAGTTTTCTTTTCACCGTCATCGGTTTCGATTTCCTCTATGTATCCTTTCTCGAAAGTGCCGACCATTACGGCGTCTTCAAAGATTGGCAATCCATCTTTAATTTCTGTTTCTCCATGTCCATTCAGGAACGTCCTTTCTTCATCGAGAAATTCGCATCTAAGGCTCATACCCTCAATAGAAGGAAGTGCACGTTCGCAATATTCCCGAATCCAAGAGATACCGTTTTCGTTATACTGTGTGCCTACCTCGTTTACCTCATCCACGCATGAGTCGGGATAAATTTCATGCAGTATAACCTTGAAATGTCTGCGACCATTCTTTGAAACTTTCTTAGAAATTTCAAAAGTTTTCATTTCAAGTTCCTCCTGCGAACATTTATGTATGTAAAAAGAGGACAGCGTTTGCCATCCTCTTAATTACCTTTATGTATTATTCCTACTTGGCGATGGAACGTTATTCGTCCCGTTTGCCCTTGTTTGCAATGTACTTGGATTATTGCTATCCTCGTCCACCGGGCGACCGCCTTTATTATCAGAATCTTCATTTCCAGTATACGTGTAGCTTGTCTTGTGGACAGGATACTTATTCTCGATGTCATCTTCGAGTTCCCTGTCAAGCAGCGCAAAGTAAACCTCTGGCGCAATGCCGACCGCACTCGCCCAAAGAGCAAGAGAGCCTTTACCTTGAAGATAAAGATCTTTTGTATTCTGGATCATTGATTTCTGATTTACATATGTGGTTTTGAAATACCGACATTCAACACGATTCTTTTTGTCTTTAATAACATTCATGTTGATGCACTTGTTCAACTCTGCTTCAATCTGGTCAATCCATTGAAATGCCTGTGCACTTACCAATTGCAGATTGTTTTCCTGAGATGAATAGTTGCCACTACCTGAACCATTCAAGAGAGAAGACGCGATACCCAAATCTTCTGAAATCTTTTCACCAAGATTTGATTCGTACTTCACATCAAAGATGTCCGTGTTGCTTGCCTCGATTGAATTGATTTTTGTGCCAGCTGCGACAGAGAAGAATGAGATTCCGCCACGGTTATTCTTTTTAAGAACCGCGCCTTTAACAGCTTCATGTTGCTTCTCCTGTTGCACCTTTGTCAAAGCTGAGACACCTTTTTCTTTCCCTTCCGGGAAGGTTTGATAGATTATCCTGTTGTTGATTTCATCGAGAACATTTCTCTTTGTGTCGATGAAGTCGTCGTTGTAAAGAATATCGTTGATGGCAGTGATGACAAGTGGTCTTCCCCACTGTTCATCCTTGCTACTCTTGATTTTGTGGACGATAGTCTTTGTATTATCAAGGACAACCCATCCTTTATGGACGTATGTCTTTTTTGAATTGTAAGCATCACGGATCTCTTTTGGATATTTCCTTAGTTTCTCTGCGCTTGCCTCGCCCTCGCCATTATCGAAATAGTCGAGATTAAAAGCCAACACATAAGATGAGTTCCTGATTCCTACAATCCTCGTGTAATCCACTGGCAGGGAAATGATGCTTGCGTTCATACCGTATTCATTAATTTCAGAAATCCTCTCAACGTCATAATCAGACATAATTTTCTTTCTTGAATACGGTCTTTCCGTTGTCTCAAAATAGTAGAACGCAACTCCGTCAATCATCCCATTGAGAAGCGCATCACGCACAAATTCCTTGTGCTTGATGGTGTTCAATGTGGACTCCATGAGTGCGACATTCCTCTTTTTCTTCTGAACACTTTCGCCATACGGGACAATAATCTTGTCAAGTGTTGGCAGTGCACAGATGTAATCAATCGTATTTGACAGGATGCCGTTGCATCCGTACAGCATACGAGAGATGCTCCTAAGAATCTCGTTGTTGTTCATGGGATCCCTGATGATTCCGCGCAATTGTTCAGGTGTATAGTAGTCGAAAATATTCGACAGGCTGAAATAGAATGCATCGTTTGGGGACGTGATTCTATAGGAACGGTACGCATTGCTTTCGTATGATTCGTTGCTCTGCGATTTTGCCGAATTGTTTTCGTACTTCTTTGGTTGCTTTTTGTAACTTCGTCTATATTTAGAGGAAGTATTTTTGCTATTTGTCATTTAACATACCCCCTCGTTAAGCGACAACTATTTATGTCCTTCTTATTCATATTAGTTTACAAAAACATTATATTCATACTCTTCGTTTGCATTTATCAAATCCTTCGCTAACTCTGACGCAAACCAACAGAGATAGCTTACAGATGTATATCTGTCTTTCCTATTCGAAGATGATTCTCTAATCACTATAGCCCCTGTCTGTTCCTTCTTCTCGTATGTAAGTTCTGTTGTCTCAGATATAAGAGCCTGAGTCTCAAGGAACGGAGATTCAAAGAAGAATTGTTCATCGGCAGACGGAGAGTTGATATATTCATTGATGTTTGGCAGAATTGTTTCCTGCGCTTCTTGAAATGGAACAAGAAGATCAATTTTCTTGTCAGTGAGATATTGTCTAAAGTTTATAGCAATATCACTATTAAGTTTCTGAGAGGCATTGACTACATAAATCCTTGGCTCTGCACCCTCAAACTTCATTCTGTTGGAAACACTATCATCATTCATGCAAGTAAGTGGAGCATATTCAATGTCTCTCTCATCGTCATACATGATATTTGCAAGCATGTCGTAAATCGCAATCAATTTGTTAACCTATTGGTTTTTTATCCAATAGTTCTAACAGTTGTTATTCCTGTTAGTTCAGCATATCTTTTTACCATGAAGATTAAGAAATTCTTTTAACTGTTTATCGTTATTTAATTTTTTACCATATATAGAATGAAATTTAATATGGCATGATTCGCATAATGCAATGCCATTGTTAACATCATATCTTTCATCTGGAAAATCTTTCCAATTCTTTATATGGTGTGCGCATAGTTTTACAGCATGACCATTTCCATTTCTATCACCACAACATTTACACGTATATAAATCTCTATCAAATACAGATTTTCTCCAATTATGGTATTCAAACGTGGCTCTTTCTACTCGATGGTACTCAACGCCACCTTTCCATCTTGGACTATCTTCCCCAATTTTTCTCGGAAGAGTTTGTATATATGATGGAGCGCCATATCTTTCAATGCATGTGTCTTGCACTTTTTTCATTATCTTTTCTGATTGTAATGGGCTTTGCACACCATATTTCTTTATATTGGTTTCAGATATACGTTCTTTAATGATGTCAGAAGAAAATGGATTCCTTGCTCCATATCTTTCTAAATTTGTTTCTTCTATTTTTTGCTTTATTGAACTCAAACTTAATACACTATTAACGCCATATTTCGCCATAGAAGTATCAACTATTTTGTGTTTCTTGCATTTATTACAGCAATCTTTATGAATTGTTGTTTTTGTATTTTCTGTATAATATCTATGCCATTCTTTCTTATATGCAATACCACAATAATCACAAATCACATCAACAAGTACATTACTTCCAGATGTTAAGTCGTTGACATCAACAGTAAATGGTTCCCCCATTTTTGTATATTTATAGCCTAAATCGACATAATGTTTTTTGATTTTTGAGTTCCACTTTATTTCTACAGTTTTTGATAATAACATCACTCCTTCCTCTTAACGCAATAATAAAGAGTCGAGTATAAACTCGACTCGTTAATGAAAAGAGTGGTTGGTAATTATCCAACAAATCTCTTAACTTTTTAGGTAGTGCGGACTCTTGGATGGATTATATTCTGATTATCAGTTTCACCATCTATGCGTTGCGTGTGACTACGCTTTTAACAGTAGCCTTCCACTCTGATTAGCATTTCAGCTTTCCAGATTTCTTCCGCACTGATAACTTAATACGTTTCCGCATTAAGCGGCATTTCTACCAGCGTTTCTCATATCAAGAACTATGTAGTCGCTCTGAAAATCTTCGAACAACTGTCTAATTCTTAATGCTTGCTTTAATGTATTTCCGCCTTGCACAGATTGCATAAAGTGGCATTTCACTCTATATCCATTACTGATTTCGACATCTGTGTCATCGGATCCTCTTGTATATCTTGTATATTCAGGTATCAGCCTTGCGCATGTGAAAATGGAGTTATCGTTGTTCTTATTTTCAACAAACGCCATATCGCATGAGACCACTCGTATTTCGCCCTTTTGCTTTGGAATGTCAAACTTGTTTCTCTTTCCAAGTCGAACATCCATATTGTTTCTTGGATAGAACGGTTTCTTTAATACCTGATTTTGCTGTAGCATCAAATATGTAAAGTAAGCAGAAACATTTTCTTTTACTCGTTCATTTAAGAACTCGATACGCCAAGTAAGGTCATCTTGTTTCTTCTTTTCTTTGCGCAGTTGTGCAAGGCTCTTAATGCCATGCTTTAAAACTACAGCTTCATCGAATGCAAGTAGCACAGAAGTGCCATTGTTTATCATGTCGTCATACGCTTGGTCTACCAAACCCCACATCCAATGTCCATTGTCAAGCCAACTTGAACTGATATAAATATCAACCGCTTCATCAACAGCTCCCTGAATATTTGCATATTCTGAAACATAAGGTGCTTGGCGAATGATTTGGAACGGCGACAATACGCTATCGTCAATACGCTTGTCCATTTGCCTAAACTCTTCTCGAATAAGCACGGTTGAGCGATTGCCTCTACCATTATCGCTTGCAGTAACAACTTTAATCTCACTACCGCTTCGGAATTTGACAACAGCTTCGTCCTGTCCGGTCTTGATACTGACAATCTCTTTAGCCAACATAGGATATTTATCACGTAGTTCTTTCGAGATCTTATCTGAGATTATTAGCTTAGATTGCCCTTTCGTTGCAGAGCTTATTACAACTTTTGAATATGGTTTGAGTATGCATATACAACATGCATATATTGAAATGATGAATGATTTTGCAGCTGCGCGACATGCAACAATGACGCACAACTGACAGATTCCCATCATGTAAAGTATTATCGCTTGGTATAAGTGTAGTCGTATTCCTAAATAATCCATTGCGAATCTATGCAGGTTTCTGCGGAAGAATGTATTCCACAGAAAAAAGTGATGCATGTTAGATTCATTATTCAGAAAATGACCTTTTGGCATTTTTTTGTACAGGTCTTTTTGTTTGTCATCAGCATATTCGTTGATGGCAACCTTCATTTTTCTTGCAGAATAACTACTCATTCGTCATCCACAAAATATTCTTCGTCACGATCCGTTGTCCCGAATTTCAAATTCTTTAATGGACGAAGTAACATTCTTTTAAAATAATCGCCAAGTCCATCGAAATCTTTATAAAGTTTCTTGTCTTTATAATATTCTTCTGGTGTATACTGACTGACCATTCGAGAGAAATCTCCCCATCTGTCGTCACTACCATCAATGGTCTCGGTCGTTGTTTTTAATCCTGCCTGTACAAATGTTTTTCTATATGACTCCGTTAGTTTAATGTAGTCATCCGTTCTGCCATTTTTCATTGCAGAAACTTGTTGCATCTTTGTTTGGCAAAGATCCATGATAAAGATTTCCTGATTGCTGTCACAATCTGGATTAGACTTTTTAAGATAGCGATAGTGTTCTTCCAAAGCCTTGTAATCATCATCAGAGAACCCTGCCCCCCATCTCGCCTTTACACTATCAGGTATAGTCGAAACAGGTTCTACTTCTTTGTCGGATGGGATTGTGGATGGCTCCCTCATATCAAAGAAGAAACCTTCACGCAAAGCGTCTTCAAATGTTTTCCCTTTATACTGAGACATATTATTTGCTCTGCGCATATAATCACTGATTGTTGGTGACGCATTATTCTTATAACACGCATCCACAATTGAATCCGAATAGTATATATCGTAAATCATGCATATCCTCTTGATAGAGAGATATACACTTTCATACATTCGTAAATATCTATTGTATAACAGTGCAAGACAATCTTTGCAAATTGGCATATATCCATTGATGCCATAAACCATACTGTTGCTCCGGTAGAATCCTTTTGGATCTTCCGTTGTTAATCCGCACTTATGACACGAGTATGTCAACTCTTGCACTGGCATCATTTTTTTTGCCAATATGCTTACCTCACTTTGTTACAACTACTTTCTATAATCGCAATTATATTTACATATCCAATCCAACGTGCGCCCTGAGAGGGAATCGAACCCCCATATAACGGTTAACAGCCGTTTGTTCTACCGTTGGACTATCAGGGCAATAGAAGAGTAGTTACACTCTTCGGGTTGTATTATTCAGTTAAACTGCCAAGGAAAATCGCACTTGCGAGAATTTCCGCAAAATTGCCAATAACGTTTCCAATAATGTCTTCGTAATCATCATCGAAGCCTTCATCGTCATCGTCATCGCCAAACATTGCGCAACACTCGCAGCATCCATCGCAGTCTGCATCTATATCAATATCAAACTCGGCGCAGTCACTATCCTTCATGGCTTCGATAATTTTACTATTGGCGTCTGAGTGGATAAGGACAATGCATCCAGAAGCGCCAAGGTAAATTCCTTTATCAGTACCTTCTTTTTCGCGCCATGCAGGTTCTACGCCAACGTTATACTCGTCATCAACATAAACGTAATATTCTCTCTTGTATCCACCCCATTGTGGGTCTTCAATGTCGATGTTCTCAAATGTTACTTCATCAAAATATGCAAGCTCTTTAAGTAGTGCTCGTGCGTCCTCGTAAAACAGAGCTGCGTACACAACTTTTCCACTTTCTGCCAATCTACACATTGCTTCTGCAAGGTCTGCGTGCGTAGCAAAACTAAACTGAATATCACTCATCATCTTCCTCAAAATCCTCCCAAACGCCTGTCTTCACAGCCCTTTTTACTGGAATGCCCATTTTACATCTGGCTGATTTGACCGCTTCAAATTCTTCAAGTTCTCCCGTTATTGGATTATATCCATTTCTTTTCTTCCGATTCGTTACTTCAAATGTGCAAAATCCCCTGAGTTTTACATCTTCACCCTTTGAAAGAGATTCAATAATAACTCTCTTCATTGCGTCCAAGACTCTCTCACAATGGTATTTAGGGAGATTTATTTTCTCAGAAACTCTCGAAAGCATTTCTGATTGATTCATCTTTCTCACTCTCTCCAAAATAAGAAAACCCTGACCGAAGCCAGAGCTTAATCAACTTTCACGTCATATATACAAACAAGACCATCTTCGCTTACAACCGATACCGTTTGCTCCGGGCGGTTCTTTAACCTTCTATCAAGACAGTAATTATCTGACCCTGACACGCACCCGGACTGAATAACCTTTGCATCATACACAGTTGTTAATGCGTTGGTGTGTCTATGCCCCATAAGAACAATGTCTGGCTTTACGCCAAAGATCATTGTAAATCTTTGAACAACGTTGCTTGGCTCATCCTTATCACCGTGAACACCAAACACATGATTCCCACGAACGTTGAATATCGCAACGTCACAGTCCTTTTTGTTATCTTCTATGAAAACATTATGATAGTTTTGCATACTTGCTTTAAGGTAGTGCGGAAGTAAAACATCAAAGTTTTCGCCTCGAAGTGAATGTTCTTTATTCGCCACCACTCTTGAGTGATTTCCCGGAGTTGTGTAGACAAAAACGTTCTCAAACTTCTTTGATACTTCTGCTAAAAACTCGGAAAGCATAGAAGAGACATAGATAAACTGTTCTACCACGTTCTCATTGTTCTCGATCCTGAGTTCATGATGGATAAGCCCTGAAAGAATTTCGCCAATCACAACATAGCAATTCTGAGAATCGTGTCTTTTTTGTATATCGAAAAGCTGGTCTAAATATTTCCAAAGTCTTTCACGTAATACAGACATATCAAACCTATTGTACCAATGGTCAATGTTGATACCTGCGTGTAAGTCAGTGATATGGCAGATGAGATCGTTATCGGTTGACCGATAATCTCTCTCGACATACTCAAACTTTAGAGGCTCGACATGTTGAAGTTGCCTTGATACCATATCGATATATGATTCTTTTCTTGCCTGTTCACGTAGAACTCTGTTTAATTCTGTACGCTCATCGGACAACTTTTGTTTTTCCATCTGGACTTCTTGCTTGGCTTTTCTGAGTTCCTTGATATAATCATCTTCCGATGCATATTTATCAAAGACGCCAGCAAGAAAGAACTTTGATGCGTATTGGTAAAGTTTTCTATATGCAGATTCACTTCTGTATTCAGATTCATCAGTCCTGAACTCGCGGTTCATAATGTCTGCAATTTCTTTCCAATCAAGGTCAACCAGCCCGGCGTCTTTAGCCTGTCCAAGACGCCACAAAAATTGTTCCTCGTTTTCACCAGCCTTTTTGCTAAAACTATTATCTGACATTTATTTCCCTCAAAGGTCTACATCACCAGAGATGTAATAACCTGTCATCTTGTTCTTCGTACAAAAATCAATAATCTTTTTCTTTACAGACTTATCTCTTGTGTACTCCAAGAGGAATGCATACATGTCATGCCTCAGAAGCCTCTTCATGTACGATTCGTACCACTTATTCATTTCAGGTTCCTGTTTGCCAAATTCGCCTTTACCTGAATAAGATTTAATAAGGCTGATTACTTCCTCTTGGGTTACACCGTCAATAAAGGTTATAGACTTATGATTTGCATCCGAATCCATAAGTTTTGAAATGTACTCCGAACCACCGTTGACCATGATATATCCGTCAACGTCCTTGATCGACTTCAAGACATTAGTGATTGCTTCGTACATTTCAGGACTATTATGGTATTCGTAAACGTCCAAGTTATCCAACCACCACCCGTCAAAGCCCATCGCTTTGATTTCTTTCGCTCTACTGACGCACCACTTTCTTACTTTTTCTTCCCTCAAATCGAGATACCACTCGTGATGCCAATCTTCTAATCTGCTTAGACGGAATGGTTTTAGTGTATTGTAGTATGGACGTTCATCAGAAACGGAGCCAACTGAAAGATAACCTAACAGTGTGGCTCCGTGTTTCTTTAGTTTTTTAATTTCATCTATGGTATAGTCTTCGGGTTCAATGACTAATATCATATTCGATATTGCGTCCTGCTCTTTAGCTTTCGTAGTAAGCATTACCTTGTAGCCAGAATCTGGCGCAGCAGAGATTTCTTCGATCACAGTTGCGTTTGGGAATATCTTCTTCACCTTCGCAAGTGTTCTCTTTGCATTGTTTTTGCTTTTGAAAGCTCCGCATTGAACCCTGTATAATTTGCCGTACGGGACAATGACTCCATTGAACCCGGCATTTTTGACATTCTTTAACTGCTTTGTCGCATTGGCAATTTTCGCATACGAACCTACTTGAACCTTGTATAATATTTCACCCATACTAAACCCCTTTTCTTATCGTAGATTTATAGTCTGCCGACTTATGGAAACGGGTTTTAGGTCTCCGTTCCGACCAACGGGTGCTGACTATTATTTCGTAAAAGTAGCACTGATATTTTTCTTTGAAGAAGAAAGCGTCATTTTGTTGCCAATGCAATTTATATAAATATCACCGTTCTCATAGTTGCGTGCTACGATAGCGCCTACAGCTTCAAGCCGTTTGCGAGTAGTGCCACGTCCAGACTGCTCTCTGTGATGATAATTCCAAAATGCGATCTTGGGTTTGACAGCTTCGCAGATTGCAGTATTACAAGCATTAGCATCGCCATGCCACTGGCACTTAAATATGTCTGCTTTAAGGTTTTTAATCTCTTTGATTAAGAGATTATTTCCCTCATTCTGTAAATCGCCAGCCGTATGATATTTCCAAATCCCGTCAAGTGTAAACACAAGAACGATGGATTCATTGTTGACGAAATGATGGTCGTCATGCTCAGATAGTTTGTTTGCAGGCGCTTGCCAAATACAATCGCACTCTATCTTGCCAATAGTAAAGGTACTTCCCTTTTTAAGATATGTGCATGAGGCTCCATACTTCTTCGCCTTCTTCTCTTGATTCCTGATTGCGTTGCCGTAAGACCTCTGATGTTTATCGAGTTCGGTGCAATCTGGAAGATACAACGCCTCGACTTTAAAGTTCTCGAATACAGAAGTCAGGAAACCGTAATGGTCGCCATGAGCATGAGAAATTACAACCGCGTCAATTTTTGTAACGCCAGCCTTCTTTAGCTTCTTAATCGTGTCGCTGCCATTCATACCAGTGTCAATAAGAATGACGTGTTCAATATTATCATCTTTATCGTATTGGATTATTGCAGTCGCATCTCCGTATTTAGACTCACAACTCTCTGTAAACCATATTCCCCAAATCATTATTCTTGGATGCTCTGTATCCGTTGATGGTTTGGGTTGCATTTTTTCGGGATCTTGCGACTTGACAATATACTCAACAAGTATTGATTTATATCCAAAGTTTTTCAGTTTTCTTTGTACGTTCTGCGCGTTCTTGATTTTAGAATAAGCGCCGACTTGAACTTTATAGAGAGCACCGGACTTAACGACTATAGGATTGAACCCTTTTTGTTTCAGCTTTCTAAGCTGCCTGTCTGCATTAGCTTTCAGAAGATAAGCACCAACTTGGACTTTGTATATAACCATGTTAGCCATTATTCATCCTCCAAAACTGTTGCCTTACTAAGTTTACTTCTCACAATCTTGCTTGCCAGCGCATTAGCCTCTTCCTTAGATTTGATTCCATAAATCGCCACTTTATATAAACCGTCTATTTGTTTGACGGTTACTGCATAACCTGCCTTTTTTAATCTGTTTGCGAGCTTATCAGCATTAGCCTTGACTCCAAATGCACCACATTGAACCCTATATTTCTGTGTAGGGCTTGATTCTATTGTCCCGATATTTGCTTTCGCAAATTTGTTATAGAACTCTTTACCGAACTCTGCGCGTTTATTCCTAACAGCGCTTCCTTGGTTGGCAGGCTTTTCAAAATCTGTTAATACAATTGTCGATGCCTCATAAATACTCTTTGCGTTTCTAAGGACTGACATAGTTTTTGTATAACGTTGAAGTTCAATCCAGAGATATTCAAGCTGCATATTCAGGTCAGCGATGGACGCACCTTTTTTCTTCGCATAGTCATACAACGCCTCTTTACGAGTATGCCAAGTCCACTGTGCAAGCCCGAACCCGGCGTGGTCGTTAGCAAACCTACTCTTCGAATATGTTCCGTTGTCAACTTTCTTTACGTATGCGGAATCCGAACCGAGTCTGCCCTCGAACGAATTTTGAAGATTGTCGGGTCGAAGATTGCTTTCAGCCTTGAGATTACCCATAAGACCTGCGATTGCGTAATCATTCAGCCCTCTCGCCTTGAAGAAATTCCAAATAATTTCGTCATTCTCCAATTTACTGATAGAAGGTGAGGACTCTATTTCGCCGATAGAATTGGTCTCACCGTGAAGAGCAGGCTTCGCTTCAACATTTCCGTTTGCTATAGCCTCATCAATTGTTTCACCGTTTAACTCCGCCTTAGTGTTTGAATCCACATTGGCGTCATTATCCGATAGGCGTTTATTAACTTCTTTAGCAACATCGCCTAAACGATTGTAAAGCCAATCGCCCGGACAGCTCTTATTTGCAAACCATCTGTGTACGGTGATAACCATCTCATTACTTTTAGGTTCATAATTGAGCGATTTATTCTTATCGCCGAACCAGATCAGTTTGTTTTTGCCGTTCCTATGGCAAATATCTGCACACAGGTCAATAAGTCTGTTATATACTTTATCGTTCATCCAATACGGGTGCTTTGTATCGGACGCACACTCAATCGTAACTGCACGTTGGTCGTTTGAATTTGAGCTTGTACACCAGCTCCTATTTTTCTCTTCGACATACATACCGACTCGCCCATCTTTGTCAATGCCGTAATTAGAACTTGCTTCTCTTGAAGATTTTGCAAAAATATTGCCAAGAGATTCAGCGGTCAGTTGACCTACGACACAGTGAGGAGAGATACGGTCGATGGCATGAGTCCTTTTACCAGAATGGTTAGGACTTAACTTTGTGTAAACAACTAACGGACTATTTGTATATCCCATAATGAGTCCCCCTTTTTATATATCAATCAAAACAATATTGCATTATCGGTTAAAAATTTTTTAGCGACAGTAGTAGGATTTGAACCTACGGAGCCGTTAAGCTCTCTGGTTTTCAAGACCAGCGCGTTAAGCCTCTCCGCCATACTGCCATTTGGACATTAAAAAAGAGCAAGGCGTGCTTGCTCAATTTGTATTTGGCGCACCCGATACAACAATCCTGCAAATACCGAATGCGCCGAAGAGAGACTAAGAAAGAGATAAGAATGAAGAGCGGTATATCTCTATATATACCATATAACAATTACAGAGAGAAGGTGGGAAAATTCACTGTAGAGCCAACATTCTCTTTTCTTTTTGGCGTCTTTTCTTTTCCCTTTCAATTCTTCTCCTTTCTTCCACGTAGCACGCAGGACACCGAATAGTCCTCGACCTCATCTTCACGATAAACTCTTCACCGCAGTCAACACAATACTTCACCTTCATCCCATCCTCAACAGGCGGCATACATTCATTACAATACTTTCTTGTGTTATTTTTAGACCCCTTAATTAATCTGCCGCACTCCGCGCACCTGACATAATTCTCTCCAAGGTATTTAAGGTATTCATACCCCAGTTCTCTATAATCTGTGATAGAAAGTACCTTCTCTGATTCGTTGTCGATAAAAGTTACCCTGTTAGCCAGATTGCCAGTCTGCTTTGGGAACTGTAATAGACCGAGCACCATTAAATCGTGAAGCATGAAGTCCCTGTCCGGTACACTTCTCTTTACTCTTGCGAGTTCGAAGATTTCCTTCGCGTCATTGTTCACCCAGCCGTTATTTTTCTCGTTGCGTTGATTCCGCAGTTTTGCAAGGCATAGAAGAGTGAAGATGACTTGTTCCATGTCCCTGTCGCCAATCGACTGAATCGTGTCGAGTTCGGATTTTGTGATCCACACGCAGTCATCCTCATACAGCTTTTGCTTCCCTGCTCTCTTCGCAATCCGCTCGATAGTGTCTTCCCATTGCATCTTACTTGCGATGTATCGGAGATTGTAGTTCTTCCGCATGTAGTCATTCAAGAAGTCTTCAATCTTTTGCCGTCTGTAACCGAGAACATGATACAGGTATTTTGCCAACATGTTCAGCGTGACGTAAGGCTTCTCGTCCATCTCGTTATTTTTCAGGTAATGTTCTTCTACATAGGTTTTCTCATTCAGTACAATCATCGTCATTTCCCTCCACGGTTAAATCTACGGATACCATATCAAAAGTCTCACCGCCAAACTCAAACTCTGTTCCGCCTCGTTTCGGGAATGATAAGGCTCCTTTCTGTTCTGCAAGATTGTTAACAATTACTTCGCCGACAATATCCCATGCGAACTGCTTCATGCTCTCGCTCTGATAGCACAAGTCAAGGATAATGTCGCATAACTCTTTTTCGTTCGGACAGATAGCTCTGCACTCTCCCTTGAATTTTTCGATGAATAACTCCCTTGTGTAGCGAAGGTCATCGTCACCGTTGTAACCGGAAGAAGACATCTTCTGCCTGAATGATTCGAGTTCTGTTTTGTATGTGTCGTAAATTTGTGCGACCTCGTTAAAGCTCTTTCTTGAATATTCGACATGGCACTTCAACATGTCATAGTCGAAATCGTAGTCGCTGATGTTGTTGCCAACACGGTTAGGGAATTCATCCTCGAAAATCCAACAAATCCTGTTTATGACGCAAGGGTTCATTCCTACACCTATACCGCTTTTGTAATATTTCAAATACTCCCCCACGCCATCGGCATTATGGTCTAAGTCTTTCAAGCTGTCCACGTTGAATTTCTTTCGCACATCATGTTCGCAGTTCCGCTCCCATGAAAGATAGTCTTTGCGGAGATGCGGATAGATATAAGTCATGAAGTACGGTTTGTGTGCAGCTATGATGTTTGTATTGAGTTTGTGTTTCTCAGGATCCTCTTTGGTTTCATTTTCTCTATTTGCGGACGTTGAATACCAGTAAGGGGGCATTGGTTTTGCAATAATGCCCTTTATTCTCCATGATACTTCTGGTTTCCCAAAAGTGTAGACTATATCTTCACCTTGTCTGTGACAAGGGCAAGGCACTTCCCACAATGGAATTTCGCCATTGCAGTATAGACTTCATCCTCTGCGTGAGAGGGTATGTCTTAGTCGTTTGACCTTCCACAACATCGCTGTCATGGCTTGGCACTGGATTGTCTTATGTATTACTTATACGTCTTTCCATCTTCTGTAAGTTGCGATACCATATACGGTTCCTCTTGGTATACCAACTATTTGTGCAATTTCTGTATAACTCTTGCCTTCTTCTTCATTCAATCGTCTGATTTCTTTTACTTGTTCAACAGTGTATGTTGCGCCATTTTTGTTTCCAATCATCTTCTTTCTTGCCTCTTCTGAGCATTTATGTCCTTTTAGCCAAACTGACATCCGTTCACTCAATTCTTTGCGCTCTTCATCAGTCAATTTTGAGTATCTCGCCTTTTGTGATTCAGACATCTTCTTCTTTGTCTTTTCACTCGCTTTTCGTCCCGTCATATTTGCTCTATTTTTCTCGCCTATTTTTCTTTTTGTTTCTTCTGAAAGATGATGACCTTTTAGCGCACCAATATCTCCACCATTGGCAATATTATATGCAAGACCTAAATCTTTGTATTTTTTAATCTCTTCGATTTCACGTTGGTTGACATATTCAAGATCTTTTCCTGTACAGTCATCAAGTATTATGTATTCAAAATTATCGGCTCCATACTTGTTTATTTCACTTCCCAAATTTGGGTTAGCACAGTATCCACCTTTTATACTTGCTTTGTGGCAATCCCATCTATCCCCAAAATTATTTACAGTCTTGCCAACGTAAATCATTCCGTTTATCTTATTGCGTATTCCGTAAATTCCATATCTCTTATATATACTCATAACATCCTCTATGATGATATAAGCAATACACTTAGATTCCCCAGTTAGCCAACTAACAAATTATCATTTCCTAT